TTTATATATTTTTTTACACCTCAGAATGTCTGACATTTGTGACACTACACCCTTTTTAGTCTATTTACATTGATATTACTTACTTATTTGATGTCACAATCACTTTTATTTTGTGACATACACTGACATTTGTGACACTAGACACTCTTGTGGACAAGATACCTAAATTCGGATACAGTCTTAATTAAGTTAAAAATATCTTATAAAGGATTTGAGAACATGGCTGGAAAACCGAACGTGTTGAAAACTATGCACGATTTAACACCTAAACAAAGAAAGTTTGTGGATATATATGTTTCTGAGTTTGGATTGATTAGTAAAACTGAAGCCGCTAAAAGAGCAGGTTATGTTGCGAAAGATCCACATACGATTGCATCTAAACTAACTAATCCAAATAGAAATCCTCATGTTGTAAGATATCTAGAAAAAAAGATTGCGGAAGCTAAAAACAAATATGCTAATCCGTTGCGTTCATTTAAAAGATTTGAAAAGTTCGGTGATGAAGCCGCTAAAGGTAAGCAGTATGCTGCAGCTATAAATGCTGAGTTTAGGTCTGGGCAACTTGCTGGAATGTATGTAGATAAAAAAGAAATTACTAACACTACTTTGGAGGGTATGTCTCGTGAACAACTTGAGAAACGTTTCGCAGAACTTGAATCAAAAATTGGTGAAGCGACCAACATCATTGACGTTACGCCAGAAGAAATTAGTGAGTAGTAATAGTTGGGTTGAATATTTAACAGTGTTCAATGAAATACATAACTCAACTCTTGTAACTTCAATAGGAACTGTAGAGGTAAGTGTAAATGAAGAATTTGATCCTAATGGTTTACCTAAAAATTTTACTGATAAGTATCAAAGGTAAATTATGAGAAAAAAAATTATTCCACCTAGAAAAATTAATTCTGAAATAGAAAAGTATCCAATGGTTTCTGTTGAATGGTTTGACATCGTCTCGGACAGCTCCTGGACAAGCTTTGATGCCTTAAAGAAATCTAATCTTGCTACCTGCATCACCAAAGGTCATCTCCTATCTCAATCCAAAGGAGTGACTAGATTGTTTGGCGATTATTCATTTGCAGAGAATGGTAAGGACATTGAGAGCATTGGTAATACCACAATAATTCCTAATTCAGTTATCAAAGAAATAAAAAAGTTAGGATAATGGAAATTATTATTTATTTGAATGAAATATATCATTTGATAACAGTAACAAAGGATATGTTAACAGGTCTAGAAGTTAAAAAAGGAATGGATTTGTTTGAAGTGTGTAATGTTTTACGTGAAAATTATAAGGGTAATGGTGTCTTTTTTGGCTGTACCTTGTCTTAAATAAAATGGCATTAAAAAAACGAGAATCTTTACTGTTTCAAAGAGTTAAACAGCACATTAAAAACGCACATTTTACAAGGATAGAAAGCTCAACTGTACAAGGAATTCCTGACGTTCATGGCTGTATTGATAGCAAGTCTTTTTGGATAGAATTGAAGTCAACAGAAGACAAGTTTCCCGTACTGTCTAAATTCCAAATGGCGTGGACTTATGAATATCAACGACATGGTGGTAATATCTTTTTGCTGCACCAAGCCCTCTCGCAGAGGCTTATAAAACTTTACATAGTGTCCGGTGGTGTGGATCCCTCGTCCCCGTCCTCGTTTTCTCGTTCTCTCGTTCTCGTTTACCAAACACCGGACCCGGTACCAGCATGCTGCTGGCAGGAGCTCAGGAAGCAGCTGGTGAAAAATTCTTCTTGACACCATTTCTCGTTATGCTAAAAGCAATTTAGCTTAATATCTGTAGTGTAGAGAAAAGCTGACCCTGCCGTCCATGGAGAGCAGATCGTCGCGAAACCTCTACATTTCATATTTTTAGCCTCTTTGAACCGCGGCCACTTGATTAATCCTCCAGTGGCCGTTTCTCGTTTTCCCGTTCTCGTTTCTCGTTCTCGTCTGACACCGATCCCTGACCATCCCACAGGTAACCTTCGGCCGCGGCAGCTGGATCAGCGTGGGTTCTCGTTTCTCGTTGATAAAGCTGACTGTTTGTTATGCCATTCACCATCACCGTGCTGCATCACCAGCGTGCAGCACCGGACCAACGATCCTGCGTTTAAAAAAAATAAAAATAATTTGAAAATAATACTTGACATTCATCTTATGGTATCTTATCTATGCACGTAAGGAGGTTTATGATATTAGTCTACACTACAATAATTTACCTTGCCATTCTTTTTGGTTTTGGTATCGTATCAATTAATTTTTAAGGAGGATTAAAATGAAAAGAACAATAGAAGAAACAGTTGCTAACATTCAAGAAGAAGCCGGTAATATCGTCTACACATGTAAAGAATATGGAAAAGAAACATACTTCAAAATTAAACAACTAGAACGTCAGATGAAGATGCGTGACTACGTATATGTTTGGTTCAAGCATAGAGGTCATTCAGAAAAGATGTGGGTGAGGATCACCAAAGGGTCTAAGCTCAAAGGTCAAGGTATACTCGACAACGTTCCTAATATTTTAACCAAGCTAAAGCTTGGAGATATTGTGAAGTTCACAACCGACTTGGAGGGCATCACATGGGGAAGATAAAAGATTGGTTGATAGACGGGGAACGACAAGAGTCGTTCCTCATCAAAGACATTGCGGTGCACGGTTGCAGGGGAGGCGTAGCAGGTCTGACCTACTACAATGAAACGACCTCGTTTTACGATGCTCATGAAGAAGACATTTGGAAATATGTGAGAGAGTCAGCGGAAGCAGCTGGAGAGTCACTCTTCTTTCTTCTAGACAAGAACATCGATACGCCGTCCTCGTTTAAAAATTCGATGGCGTGGCTAGCAGTGGAGTGTGCAGCTCAGGAGCTGGACGCAGCGAAGGATACGAACTAATGCTGTTACTGATGAGTATCATTTGGTTGATGGTTTTCTTCCCTGAAGCCAGTGGTATTCTCTTCTGGATGCTCGTTGCCGTTCTCGTTATGACCTTCCAAGGAGTGGATAACCAATTGCTGGGTGAGCTCTGGACCCGGGGGGCAGCAACCGATCCATTGATTACATGAAAATTTTTCTGAAAATAATGTTTGACAGATTTATCCCATGTATGATAAGACAAGACATCAAACAAATAAAAAGGAGAAAGATATGGGACTAGATCAATACGCAGGACTTCGTGATGAGAATGGCGAAGTTCAAGATAAATTCTATTGGAGAAAACACGCAAGACTTCAAGTGTTCTTTGCCAAAGAATTTGAAAAACAAAAAGGTGATAGTGCAGAAAATACCTTTGAGCTTGGTTTTAATGGTGGTGATGGTGGGGTAGAAATCACTAAAGAACTTCTTGATAGGTTGAAAGAACAGAAGAAAAATGATTATTACAATTGTTTTGCTAATGATGGTTTCTTTTGGGGACAGCAGTTTCAAGAGGAACAAGTTAAAGCTTATGCCGAACAAGATCAAAAGTTTATTGAGTGGGCAGAAAAAGAAATAGAGAAAGGTAATAAGCCTTACTACGATTGTAGTTGGTGAAAGCCTTGCCTCGTTGCCGTTTAACAACGGCAACGGGATTTGGTGAGTGGTCTTTTGTCAGAGTAGCTCCTGTTTTAGACCACTCGCCTGATCCTACGGCAGATATTTCGTGGTTATATAGTGGGGGGTGAAAGCAACACTTTAAATATCGGAAGGCAAATCACGGTAGGATCACCCATCCTCGTTCTCGTTCTCGTTAGCTGAAGCCAACCTATCTTGGTAAGCACATGGTACGGAGCTCACCCAGCAGCAGAGCGTGGTTGGATCGAAAATTTTTCTTGCAAACGAATTTGCATTTGCTACAAATTAAAAATAACAAAGGAGTTAAAATGAATATGAAAATATTAAACATGAATATAGAAGAAGGTCTATCTGTAAGTAATAGAGTGATAGACTCGTTAAAAAAAATGGGAGTGAACACCATCAGCGATCTTGTAAAAAAAGAAGCCCCTGAACTTTTGCGATATCCTGGTTTCGGTAATGTGTCGTACAGAGAAGTGATGACTAATTTAAATGATTATAATTTACATTTAGGTATGACTCAGTATGATTTGGATAAGATAGAAAAGAAAGAACAAGATGCCTCGTCCTCGTTGCCAAAGTTTTTTAAAGAACTTAACTTTGAACTTATTAGTAAGTGTGAAGGTGCAGCGAAGAAGTCTTTGGAAGCTATTGTGGAAAAGAAACAATGGACCCGTGATGAAGTTGAAAAATATTTTGACGAACATCGCAAGATAATGTATTCATTCGAAACAGCAATGAAAGGATTATTTTAAAATGACTGACATAATTAGAAATAACATAGATGAAGTAATAACTGAAAATAAAGCAAGAGCTCATGAACAACAAAATCAAATGCGTAAGGAGTTGAAAGAGTTCATTGATATCTGTGGGGTCTTCCACTTACAAGAACTACATTCAGAATTTAAAAGAATGACGAGGAACAAACTATGATCCTCGTTCTCGTTCTCGTTGCTTTTACGTTTCTCGTGATTGACTAAACCTTCACCAAGCTGGGTGCAGCGCTGGAAGCTGGACCTGACTTTTAAAAAATTTAGGTGTGAGGGTAAGGTCGCATTGATGTCCAAATCTTAATGTGCGTTGATCTATGGAAGAATTTTTTTATTAAAAATAATTAAAAATTAATAAAAATATAATTTGCAATTTTTTTATTTTTAAATTAAATTAAAAACAAATCTATATTTTATAGATTAACAATTAACAAAGGACAAATAAAAATGATCGAACAAAAAGCAAAAGCTCAAGTATTAAACAAAGAGCAAAAGCAAGTGTGCAATTCATACATTGACCAATCATACTTGTTAAATAAATATCAAACATTAAAAGCTGATACAAAAGAGTTAGTTAATAATTGCTTTGATATGGTAAAACAAAACATAATCATTTTAAGTAATACTCGATATATTCAAAAGATCGAGAGAACTCAAAGACGATTTGATAGTAAATCTTTTACTGATTATGTGAATGCATTACCTAACAATAAAATTAATAATGAATTAAAAATGTTAGTTAATGGGTTTTATAAATCTATAAAAGTGCTTGAGTTAAAACCTTTTGATGATAAATTAGAGAGTGAAAAAAGAACAACTAAAAAAGGAGAAATAAAAAATGCCAAATAATAACTTACCATCAATGAGTGTTTTATCCGAGATGATAACTAGAACTATGAGAGAAAAGGGAATAGATGAGCAAAGAGTATTCTCTTTATTAAATGACGAGGGTTCTACTAAATCTTTAAATTGGCAGATACTTTATAAATTATTAGAAAGTGCTGTCGAGGAATTTATATTAATTAATCATGGCAATCCTTTAGCTGATGACTTTAGAAATAGGTATGTCAATAAAATGTCAGATGTAATTAATATTCTTTTAGGTAATCAACCACCTAACAATAGTTAATCAGTCTTTGTCGTGTGGCGAGTGATCGCCACACTTCCCACACTTCCCAACCTCAATAGAGGTACCAAGCCCACCACCAACCAGAAAACCCAAACCCGACAGGTCGCCCCCCCCTTTTTTGTTTGTATGGAACCTGACGCTTGGACTTTACAATCGATTTCATACATGTATAGATATAATAATACTTATGAATCTAGATACATTAACCACTGATCAATTAAGAGATCGTGTAGAAAAATTATATATTCAGCACATAAAAATGTGCCAGGACAATTTTTTATATTTTGTTCAAACTGTTTGGCCAGATTTTATTTGCAGAAAAGAAAGGGATCCTAAAAAGTGGGGGCACCATCAACATATTGCTTCTGAACTAACTACCATTGCAAGAGGCTCAAAAGGGAGGCTCATTGTTAATATGCCTCCTAGACATACTAAATCAGAATTTGCATCTTTTTTGTTTCCTGCTTGGTACATAGGGAAGTTTCCCAAGAAAAAAATTATGCAAGTTTCTCACAACGCAGAATTAGCTGGAAGATTTGGTTCCAAAGTTAGAAACTTAATTGATAGCCAGGAGTACAAAAGTATATTTGGAGATGTTAAACTACGGGAAGATAGTAAGGCAAAAGGCCGATGGGAGACCAATCATGGTGGGGAATATTTTGCAGCGGGTGTAGGCGGTTCTATCACAGGACGAGGGGCGGACTTACTTATTATCGACGATCCACATAC